TCAGCTCCCCACAACGCCAAGCAATGGGCGAACAGGATCAACCACGTCAACAGCGTCAATATCGCCGTGGACGCGAGCCGTCAGCAGCACAACGAGGTTCGTAGCCCGGTCACGCTTGGAATCAAAGCGAAACAGCCGACCGACCACCGGGATTGACGAGAGAAAAGGCACGCGCGACGCGCTCTGCTCGGATTCCTGCGATCGCAGGCCACCCAGAAGAACCCCGCCACCATCCTGAAGCTGAACAGTCGTATTGATCCGCCGCGTATTGGTGATGATGTCCGAGGCGGACAGATCGGAAGACACTGAAGAAGCGCTCTGCTCAACCTGCAGCTCGATAGAGCCTGATGGCGTGATGAAAGGCCGGACACTCAACGTAACGCCCACATCCTGCCGGGAGATGGTGCGGAACGGGTCGCTAGCCGGCGTTGCTGCGCTAGTCGTCTCGCCGGTGATGAATGGGACGTTCTGGCCGACGACGATGGAAGCGGCCTCGCGATTGAGAGTCAGCAGTTGGGGCGTGGACAGGATGCGATTGCGGCCAGTCGACTTGACGGCCTGCAGGAACGCCGAAAGCGTCGGGCCGCTAAAGGTCAGGCTAAACCCGAGATCGGACACATCACGCGACGCCACAGCGCGCCCTGAAACGCTCACATCGTGAGAATCACCGCCGAACGCAGCGCCGACATTCAGGCCAAGCGATTCAAAGTCATCATCGGCCAGCTCGGCCACGACAGCCGTAATCACAACCTGGCGACGTGGCCGATCGATCTCTTCCAGGACACGACGCACCGCCGATATTTGAGACTCTGTAGCAGTGATGATTACAGAGTTTGTTGTAGGTGATGCAGAAACCTGAACACCAGGAACAGGCACATCAGAACTAGGAGTCGTTGAAAGTGACGCAAGAAGTCCTCGAATAGAGCCAGCAGCGAAATCAGATTGAAGGTGCTGAAGCTCAAGCACGGCGGTCGATAGGTGGAAAGTTTCTGGTATTGGCTGAGAACTGATACGGATGACACGGCCAGAATCGGAATAATAAAGGCCAGACGATTTAACGGTCTGCTCAAGAAGCGAAGACAACTCCCCTGCCCCATTAAACGAAGCAAAAACCGAAATCGGAACGTTACTAACATCAGCACCGACGACTATAGGGCGGCCAATGATAGGACTGGACCATTCAACGAAATCACGGAGTGACGAATCAAAGAACTCGACACGCTCCTGGGGCTCCTGGGCAAACGATTGGAGCGAGATTGCCAGAGCAGCAAATCCGATTAATGAACGCATAGGAACTACCTTGTAAGAGTCAGAGATTCATCGCCACGACGGAGAGTGGCAGAGCGTGGCCCAGCAGGAATAACAAGAATACGAGAAGCAATCAAATCGTTAGACGTAACGCGTGAACCAGAAGAATCCGAAAACGTATAGTCATGCCGGCCATTTACAAAAGAATAAAATGAAATGCGGTAGTCACGATATTCATCAAGAGAAAACGATTTATCAGAAGAGAAAGGACTAGACGAGGATGTGGCGGAAATAACGCCGGAAGAAACGAAAGCAATCCCAGAAAAAACCATAAAGGACAAAATCAGGGAAAGAACACCGCCAAGGAAAAAGGCATTCAGGACGCGAGTGCGCCGAAAGAAAATTCTAGTAGTACGCATAACGAAGACGAACCCGCGCTTAGCCGCTGGAATTGGATAGCGCCAATAGCCAGGCGGAAGCATGGAATAAGCGCCCTTATCATAACCTTGATTATATTCTTGAGTTGTATCGTAGAAATCGTAGAAATCCTCACCCCGATAAGCCCAAGTATCAACCTTAGGTGCTAGATGCTTGCAGCCAAGTTTGACAGTGGCAAGATGAACTTTCGGTAACTTCCCTTTAAATCGCCCAAGGGTGAATACGCGCAACAAGAAACCAAAAGGAAATGGGAGTTTAAGCTTATCGAGACGACTTATATAAACAACATGCTCAGCAATAGATTCGCGAATCTGCTTATCAATGACATTGACATTCTGAACGCAAAGCCACAAATCCCAACGACGCTTCCTAAGAAAGAGGAAGAAGTTCAAAAGATCAGTTCGCCCCTTCGCATTCCAATCGCGGGAGTTGAGCCAAACACCGCCCTCATCCAGAAAGATGCCGCCGAACTTCTCTTCATCATAAATATCACAACCATAACCAAGGCCAAGCAAGTCGTTAGCGGTTGGTAGGTCAGGCAGGCGAACAAGTCGAGAATGTTTGTTATTCTTGCGACAAAGCTTATTCATTCGAACATCAACGTTAACAGCAACTGGCCGCCCTGCCTTGAGATATTCAAGTATTTTCTGAATACAAAGCAGTGTTTTACCAGCGCCAAGTTTTCCGGTAACAATATAAACAGCCATTATTTAGCCGCCGTAAGAGTTTCAAGAACCTTAATTTTCCAAAGAAGGATGATCTGATAGAACTTGGCAGAGGCAACAACAGCCATGCAGAGAGTAAGATTGCCAGGAATAAACATGCGACCAACAGATATATATTCAGCAGGGACAAATGAAGCAACAGAAGATGCAAGTGCGGTCATGACACCAATAAAAGCAAGAAGAAATCCGCCAATGGTGGTAAACATGACAAGATAAACGGCGCGATTGGAAAATAACTTAGCAAAACCTTTAATAATCGGAACTATTAAAGGAGATAAAAAGGCAACAAGAAACTTACCAAGCCAGCCAAACAGGCGAGAAAAGAAAGACGCGGCAAAACCGATCAAGAATTGCATTATCGACCCTCAAAGTTAGAGAATCGCGCCGACTACCGCCGCCCCGGCTGCGCCGAGTTGCGGCAGCCGTCGCGCTTACTTAGCGTTGCGGACTGCATTAGTTGCAGATTGATTGAGCGTGCTAGTTAATGTGCGCCAAACATAAATGGCAGTAAGAATGCCAAATACCCATTCAAGAATGGCTTTAAATCGAGTGAGCTGGCAAACAGGGAGAATCATGGGTGCATATTTAGGATGCCAAACGACCTGAAAATCAGAACAACCAACGGCAGAGGGGAATAGACCTTCGATAATAGAGCCGCCGACACTGGAGGGGTCATCGCCAAGCATGCCGGAAACCATGCCATCCAAAGCGGCTATATCCTCATCTAAGGCAGCTTCACGATCTGCGACTACCTCATCAACGGCTTTGTTTATTTGATCAGCCAAATCATTACCAGCATCGTCACCAACACCATCGGCATTACCAGGCGACTCGCCCTCCCCCTCGGAATAAGGCTCACCATTCAAACCATCAATCTTATCGCCGAGGCCATCCACCTTGTTACCAACGCCGTCAACCTTATTACCGAGACCGTTGAGAGCGTCAATGACGCCGTTAGCAGCGGCATAAGTGGCATCGACAAGGCGATTACCCAAACCCGCAACGTCACCGCCAGTTGCAGCATCAGGATCAGACGTATCTACAGGGTCTGGAGGGGTCACAGGATCACCAGCATTACCGCCGCCACCAGTACCAGGATCAGTTGGATCAGTTGGATCAGTTGGATCAGTTGGATCAGTTGGATCAGTTGGATCGATTGGCTCAGGAGGAATAGGCTGACCAGCAACTGCAAGAGGAGCATCAGGGGAATTACAGACAGCGCCCGTGCCACCAACCATAAAGTTACAGTAACCACGAGTAGAATCAGAAGAAGACGCATAGCAAGAAGTTTTAGATGCGCCAATATAAGAACACGACTCTACACAATAAGAAGCATCAGGATCAGCAGGCCACATAACATAACCAATGCCGCCAGAATAGGTTATTGGCGCGTCAGGTCCTTTTAATTCCTTTGTCTGGCCCGATGTAGAGGGGCAATTGTGACACATAGTTGTAGAGGGATCGAATACATAAGGAGAAGCGCAAGACCCTTCAAACTTAAGATTAGCATAGACCTCCTGAACCAAAGGAGGACTCTGATAAAGATGAGTGACCTCTAATAAACAATAAGCACTAGAGTTATAGGCCCAACCACCAGTAGAAAGAAGTTTAGTATATGTACGCTTAAGAGTCGTCGTTATATTAGAATCATTAGTTGCATGCTTGGAAATATACTTAGAACAAGCACCAGAAACCGTCGACGAAAAAGTTGTCGACCTATATCCGTCAACAAAATATCCGTAAGTTTGGGAAACGGTTTCAGCAAAGCCATGGGAGGGCGAAAAAAACCCCCACGCCATAAGCGTGAGGGCCAGACTTAGGCCGATAGACTTGCGCGAACTACCGGCCATCGTCTTAAGCTCCCGCTGCCGAGAACATGGTGCGAGCCAGTTTGAACAGCGCAACGCCACCGCGAATAACGCCGAACAGAACAGCACCTGCCGCCATCAGCGTACCGAAGGCGGTTGCCAGGTCGGTGAACACTTCCAGCATCTCAGGCGGAACGGTGATAGCAGCATTCGCAGCCATCGGAACGACAGCGGCAGAACCCACCGCAATAACAGCAGCCGGCTTGCCGGCGAACAACGCTTTAAGTTTTTCCATGGTAGTTACCTTTGTTGTGTTAAACAGAGACATCGAGAACTTCTTTCCAGCTGAGCCGGAACATACCCCAGGCGATGCCGATCCCGAGACAACCTAAATAGCCACCAGCAACGAAGAGATAAACAGACCAGGACAATGCCATATCAATCGCCTATCGCTGGTGACCGTGAATTAAACCAAGGCCAATTAATTGAGCCATGGCAGTAACGAGCTGAAGCGCCCATAAGTCGCCAAGCGTGATGTTCGCAAGAAAGACATCCATTACGCACGCTTAGCATCAGCGACACCCGTTACAGTCGCCTCAGAGAGACGAAGCGGAATGCCGGACAGCAAATACTCAACAGTGTTATAGCGGTCATTCACGCCAATAGTTACAGGCGCGAATACTTCGACACCAACTTGATTGCGATAAGCGTTGTGCAGGCCACCTTTAATGGCATCGCCGAAAACGCGGATTTTAACGGTTTGAACTACATCAAGCCCGTCGCGATCTTTAGAGGCGGTCTGAATGCCAATAATCGCCCAGCGCTTGTCATCTTCACCTTTATCAACAACACCAACAACAGTTCCGCGAATAATAATCATAAGGTTTCTCCGGTATTAAAAGCCGAACACATCGGCAAAGGATCGAGTGAACTTGATTTCATAATCAAGGGTCCAGACTTTCTCAGGCTTTATGCCCTGCTCTTTACGGCGCTCTAATTCGCGAAGAGTTTGATCGGTTTGTTCGCGAAGAAAGTTGCTCTGGGGGCGCTCATAAAAGCGGCGCAAATGCTGACGTCGGTATTCAGAGACGGTCATGCCGTTCCCAGGGTAATCAGACACGGCGTGAATCATTGATCGCCCTCCCCTTTATTATCAGGCTCAACACCAAACACGCAGAACATACAAACGTGTTCAGATTGAGCCGCCCAGGAGTGCGCCTGATACGCATCGAGTTCGACGTCATCAATCAATTTAGCGCCGCAACAATCGCAAGCGTATCCCTTGCCATCAAGAGACCTCATGCTGCCACCTGCAAATGATTCGGGCGGCGGTACCAAGTCGGCATATGCAGTACATCGACCGGGATGACTTCGCGGCTAGCAGTATGAATAACAGGGCGGACTTTCGAGGCATCGCAAGGGTTGGCAATGTCAATCCCGATCTGACGAAGGCGTGCGCGATGAGTCTGAACAGCAGACTTATTGAAATCAAACTTCGCTTTGCCGGTCATCCACTGGAGAGCATACATAGCAGTAGTGTAAGCAGCTTTATTATTCTTAACGATACCCTCAGAGATGAGGTGGTCTGCAATAGTCTCGAAATCCATAGCCGTCACCTTCAATCGGTCGTCTATCTTCAAAAATGCGTTATGTATAGTTTGAAATTTTGACTCATCGAAAAGCCCCCACCAGCAAAGTCCTTCACGAGTAAGGTATTCGCGTTTAAGTTCCTGCTCCATGCGAACAACGCCAGAACTCTTGCAATAGGCTATTAGTTCGCGAAGATAGGCAACTTCGGGAGAGTCATCACCAAAGTTGCGACGAGCCTTAGGAAGTGTGAACTTTTCCAGTGCTACCGCTTTGATATATGCCTTTCTATATTGGTCGCGGCTTGTCCAATCGACAGTACAACCATCTTCAAACAGATGGCCAACCTTATAACCAGCACGCTGAGTGCTAAGACCCGAAACATAGTCCAGCTCATTGCCCTGGCCCACGGAACGGTTAGTAGTGAGGTCGATGCGCGTGATGCGCATACCATCGCCAATAGTGGTATGCCGATGAGTCGTCTCAACAGTCTGAATCGTGCCATCAGGGAGACGAACTTCCTTGATACGAGAGGCTTCGGACTGGAGGAAATCCAGCCTAGTGCAGCGAGTGAGCGCCGGAAGCTTCACCGGCCTACCCTCATCATCACGCATGCTGGCAAGGATGCGGTTATAGACCGCGACGCACTGGTCAATCGTCTGGTAGCCGAACAGATTGTCCAGGCGGTCGATGGCGCTCGGATTGCCCTGGACGATCAGCTTGCAGCCGTCGACGCGCACGGTGATCGAGGTCGAATAGGAACCCTCATACTTCACTTTGGGCTGAGTAGTGGCGAGACGCTCACCAGTGCGAGAGCAGTACTTCTCAATGGTGATAGGGGCGATCTTTGGCAGCTCGAACGGATAAACCTGCTCAACCGATAGGTAGTCGATGAACATCGAGCCAGATACAGGAGCCATAAACGTCCTTGCCCTTACTGCATGCATGTATGCAAATCACAATGCGGCGGAATGTATATGGATGAACTTGTATGCGTCAATACAAATCACATGCATGCACGTAGACTCCAAAGCGAGGATTGACATGGAGCAACAGAAAATGCCGGCAACATTGCGCTTATCGAACGCCGAACAAGAGGCGCTCAGACAAAAGTGCATAGAAATCAACAAGTTACTTGTTAAGCAGGGGCGAATGCCCATGAAGGACAGCGAGCTTGCCCACAAAATCCTTGAAAAATCAGTGCCTTGCGCTCACGTCAATCAAAGCGGAGAGCTTGTGCTAGAGCTGGAAGTGTGAGGTTCACCATGGGATTCCGGGGTAAATTGGGGGTGTTACAGCACCCCCACCGCCGACCAGCTGAAAAGCGCGGCTGAACGGCCGCAATTACCATGACCTGACCAGATCAGCCGCTGACGATCCTGGGAGACTGCCAGGCAGGCGCTCGGAGCGGTCCCATTTGGGCAGATCAGGGCGCGGGTTGAGTTGGTGGCGGGACAGCAGGAAGACGATCGCGAAGAGCCCCTGGCGAGCCGTTGAGGCCGTCGGGGGCTTTTTTCGTTGAGGGGAGTTCGGCCGCTGCGCGGGTATCGTCGCGGTGACGGCGAGGCGGTCAGTCCAGAACGTGCAGGCGACTAATATGCCGCAAGCGGCATGGTCGAGGTCACCAAGGCCAGTTTTTGTAGGCCTGAATGATCGCTGCAAAGCCGGCAAGAAAACCGAAGACCAGGCCTGCAGTGAGCAGAACCAAAACAGCGATTTCGAATTCACCCATTGACCTTGCTCCGATAGAGGCGGTCAACAAACGCAATCATTGACTCACCAGGCATGGGCGAAATGGTACCGGTCTCGCTCACGATCGGCGCCGGCCTGGCCGAGCCTCGAGGCGAATTAGGTACCGAATCGTTGAACATATCGCCTTGACCACACGCCTCGAGCAGATGAGCTGCCGCTGAACGAGCGCCCTCGAGCGTCTGGCGCAACACGCGAATTTCCTCATCGCGGCGATCCAGTTCATAACGGGCATGCTTCAGCTGAGCATGCAAGTCGAGCGCATCAGCCGCAGCTTGAGCAAACGCCTTGCTCGCAACGCGCTGGCCGTACTGAGCCTTGAGCCGGTCGGCAAGCTGTTCGTCCGCATCGAATTTAATCAGCAT